GACTTCCAGGTGAAGGGCGTTGGGCCGGATGACCGCACCAAGCTCTTCCGTTACCGCCGCGTGACGCAGGAGCGTTGGGACAAGGACAGCCGTTCTGAGGCGGACGGCGATGCCCTCGTTCCGGTGTTTGCCTTTGCCCGCGCAAAGCTGGCCGAGGGAAAGATCAACGACGCCAAGTACGCGCTCTGCGGCACTCGCGACAGCGAGCTGCTGAAGATGCACTACAAGGCTTTGACCCCTGTCGCTCTTTCCGCGCTTGCGGCGGACCTCGATACGCGCGTGGCGGGTGACCTCGCCAACTACGTGCGTTCCGACAAGCCGGGGCTTGCGACAGAGAAGATGAGCGTCCTCGCGCTCTGCCAGACCCTTGAGAAGTACCGCAAGGACTTCACGGTGGACATGGAGAAGTTCCTCAACGGCTACTCTCGTCGTGGCGTAAAGCGTCTCAACGGTGAGTGGGTCGATGGGAAGTTCGTTGCCTCGCGTACGAAGCTCAAGCCTGCCGATGATTTCACGAATGTGAGCATCGAAGGATTTGAGCTGAACAACACGAGCGCCACCATCAACATGAACGTCAATCGACCCGCCGAGCTTTACAAGGACGGCGAGAAGGTGACGGTCGTGGCCGGCAAGAAGCTGGATATGCGGAATATCCAGTCCTACACGCTGGTTGGCGACGGCGAGATCAACGCGGACGTTCTGCCGCTGAACATCAGCAACCGCAAGCTGTTTGCGGAGTTGGCGAAGGGCAACATCGTCTCGGGCGAGTACGATTACCGCAACACGTACGAGATCCCGCTCAAGGATCTTCCTGCGTGTGACTTCGGCGCGTCGTTCGACCTCCCGACGAAGGAGCAGTTCAACGAGCTGATCCGCCTCGTTACGAAGCGCAACATCCTCAAGGCCTGCCTTGGTGGGGCTGCGACAGTGGACGAGTGGACTGCCGAGCAGATCACGGAACTGAAGTCCTACGACCTCAGCCCGTCGCTCAATTACAATCCGAGCACGACGAACCCGTACACCGATCTCAACACCGCCATCAGTGCGGGAGAGGTCGACTCTCGTACGTCGTACAAGGTGACGATTGGCGACAACCGCATGGTCAGCACTGCTGCGCTCTACTCGGCAAACGAGTATCTCGCGCGTCGCTTCTCCGTGAAGCCCGCGCAGGGATCGGAAGCGGAGGTCGACAAGGACGGCTTCCTCAAGAAGCCGAAGCTGAGCGAGCTGGCTGGTGCTACGGTTGACCTGAAGACGCTCTCTGCGCGTACGAAGCTCAACGCGATTGACGACCTGATGTTCCCGCTCTTTGAGGAGTTTCTTCTCAAGGGGGGCTTCGACGGCGTCGGAGTTACCAGCAACCAGGAAGCCATCGCCGATGCGCTCCAGCAGTGCGAGGATGAGCTGGAGGCTGCGTGGGCCGCCATCCGTCCGCTCGCGTTCTACATCGGAGCTACCGGTCTTGTGCCGGACAGCTGGGATGTGGAGATCATCGACGCCGAGGCTCTCAAGGCTCGCTTTGAGGGTATCGACGTCGAGAAGAAGCAGATGGACGGCAGCTTCTTTGTGAAGGGCGATGTGGTCATCGGCGCGTTCCCCGAGGTCGCATACTTCTCTACGGAGAAGGGCGAGCAGGTAGCGCGCTCGCTGATGGAGTAGGGTTAAGATGATGGGCCGCCTCACGACGAGGCGGCCCATCTTTTAGGACCCAGCCATGCTTACTGCTCACTACCGCAAACGCCTTTCCGAGTTTGTCCGTACGTCTACCGCGTACGATCTCATCCACGAAGAACACGCCCGGATGATTGAATACCTTTGCGACGAAGTAGAGCGCCTAGGTCGCGTTGTGCAACAAAAAGAAGCACAACTTCAAGAATTAAAGTTGATGCCGCATTACGACCTGAATATTGATCGTGCGCAACTTCAGTCCTGTTCAGGGGATAAATGGACAAACTCCTCGGTCAAATTGCAGACAGAGCCTCACGTAATGGGGCAAGTGATCTTGAGAGGGAATTAGGCGGGGCAGTTGAGGCGATTACACGACGTATTCGCCTCGCTGACGCACTCCATCGCGAAGTCCATGATGTGCTAAATACGACGCTTCGTATGCTGCCTATGGCCCTTCAGCGTCTGCACGTGGCTGCGGGTAACTATTCGTTGAATAGAGATCGGGAGATCTGGAACCTTGGGGCACCTGACTCTGATATTGCCCACGCACACATCGAGTGCGAGTGGGCAAACGGAAAGACGGACCAGGCCTCCAAGCATTTCTACGCAGACGGTACAAGTGCCTGGATCCCCGATAGCGCGCGACAGGTGGAGGAAGAAATCCCTTATCGCACGATGAAGATTGCACGTTGGCGTTGGGCAGGTCCTGTAGTGCCCCCACCCGACGGTAGCGTTCGTATCTGGCGGTGGTGGAGTGCCCCAGGAGAACTGCGGCGTCTCTCTGACCACGGCGGAGATGAGGATTGGGTTTGTCTCGTTCCCAAGGAGATGACGGATGACTACCTTCCGTTCATTAATTCTCTTGGCGTATGTAGGGTTAGTGAGCACAGCCTTGCTGATGGCCGTAAAGTATTCATCGGAGCACACGCGTAATGGCGACTGACGACTTAGTTGAGATGGCGGGGATTGTCACAGACGTACACCCCGGTGGCGTTTTCGAGGTAACGCTGGAGAACGAAAGAAAAATCCAAGCGTACCTGGGTGGCAAACTCCGACAGCACAAAATCCGCGTTGTCCTTGGTGACGCGGTGACAGTTGGAATTACGCCGTATGACCTGACAAAAGGTCGAATCATGTTCCGACACAAGTGACCGAAACGCCGCCCACAAGGCGGCGTTTCTTTTTAGGTCATAAGAAACTGCATGGAACTCATACTAGAGCATGATGAGTTGCGCGCAGTTTTGATGCAGTATTGGCGCAGCACGGGAGTTGTGCTGCCGGACAACGCGAAGCTAATTATCCGCACAAACAACAAAAAGATGACGGCGCGTGCCGTAATTTCTACTGCGGAGGCAAAACGTGGAAAGTGAGAAGAAGTGGCGTTGGTGGGACACCAAGCCCGAGAATGATCTGGTGGAGACGGCGGCGGCAACGGAGTACGCGCTGCTTCTCGCAGATTACGCGCGAGAATTTTTCACGCAGGCGAAACACCATCCGCCCGTGGGGTTCATCCTCAAGGACAACGGCGGCGTCATCGCCGTGCCGGACCTGGAGGACATCCCACGAGAGATGTGGAAGCCGTCGCTAATGTTCTGCTGCCTGACCAACGCAGCGGACATGTTCGTTCTCGTTGCGGAAGCCCATGTGCTCGTCACAGAGAACGACGAGACCGCAAAGAAAGTCCTGTCTGGCGCAAAGATTTCGGAGATCGAAACCTCTCGCGAAGGTGTGCTACTGGTCCTGTCCACGATCCAGGGCCGACCCATCGAGATGCTGTTCATGCCGCGCGATGGAGACAGCTTGGGCCCGGTGGAGACACCGGGCCCAGCAGCGTATCAATGATGCTAAATGCCCCCGTCAAACGCGGGGCATTTATTTAGTACTGTAACAGCACGCAGTCCCCTGTCTGCGTTGGCGAGTACCCGAGGGTGTAACCGTGGATTGTGGGGCCGGATCCAAAGACTTGTTGAGATAGTCCGTCCCGAACAATCTGAATCTCCCTGAGACGCCCCGCCCAGTTATTTGAGTTGGCTACGTGAAAACCGCCAATCCGAGGAAAGGAGCCGTCGCGCGTAACTAAGTTTAGGGAGGAGGCGTTTGAATTAAATACCCTAAACAGGGATTGGACGGTTGAGGCGCCCGGATTGTATGAGAGGAAGTGCGCGTACCCAGACCCTCCGGCTTCGTGAAGAAGTAGACCAAAACCGAAGTAGTCCCGTAAGCAGGTAGCAGACTGGACTTCGTCACCAGACGCCCCGTAGCAGTAGAGGCGGCCGTCGGTCTCGCAATCTGCGGGATTAACGGTTTCGGGATCAACCAATGCCCCGCCGTAGCCCGTCCAGGTTTTTTGCGCGGTGGCACCAGAAGTAATCTGAACCCAACAAGTTTCCTGCGTTTCGTATACACGCAGTAACATAGAAGTGTTCCACCGAGATGTGTCGGTTGTATTGGAGGTTAGGTGAATGTATCCACCAAACAGACAACCTACCCACGGATTTACATTTGACCATCCGTTGTACGTTGATACGCCCGGTATGACATTTTTAACCAAACCAATCCATAGCTGATTGGCCCCTGCCCCGTCACTGCCCCCCATAGTGGGCGCAATTTTTGGTGCCGCGCCGCCAACGTTTCCGGCGATGATAAGCCGGGTACCTTTTCCAAATGTAGTTGCGGTAAAAGGTGGCGCCCCAATAATAGCTACGGTTTTTCCGCCAGCCTGTTCACGGGTCCAGGTCCACGTGCTGCCTGTAAGTGCACTACCCGAGCCATAGTTAATTGCCGGAGAGACGTTACCGATGACCTCCTCCGCGGCAAAAGTACCAGGTGTGCGTAGCGTGCCGTCCATATACGCAGGGAATGCGCCAGCGGCGTTTGTCAGTAAGGCGTAGAGCCCGTCAAGGACTATGTTTACCTCGTTGGGAGCGCCAACGGCTACGGTGTTTTGCACTGTTAAGCGCGCGTTAAGTGCAGGCAGGCTCATGTGAACGTTCCTGTTGAAATTACTACGGGAGTGTTAATAGCAGGGCTCGGCGTTCCAGGGCCCGTCAGCGTAGAAAACGCGAGGCCCAGAGCGTAGGGCGCCCAGCTGAGAAACCCGTTTTTGCTGGTAAGAACGAGGTAGCCAGAACTAGGGGCTACTGCGATGGCGGTGCCGGCGCCGTCAAAACCAGCTACTGCTGCTGAGGGGGCAGTATGCCCGCTCGCCGCCCAGCTTAGGTCTGTAAGAGAGCTGTGGGCTGGGACATCCAAATCGGACCACGCATATCCGTCGGGGGCCGTATCGTCCGCCGTTAGCACCTGACCGTTAGTTGTCGGGATGGGGATACTGGCTGCTGAAGGAGCGTCTATCCACTCTAGCCCGCTCGGCTCTGCATCGTTGGCCGAGAGTATTTGTCCATTTGTACCGGCCGAAAGAGTAACCGTGGTCCCGGCACCTGTTCCTACAAGTAAGTCTCCCAGTGCCGCAAAAGAATCAATAGGAACGCCACCTAACGCCACAAGGGCATCTGCCGCGTTCGTCTCTCCTGTGCCGCCGTCGGTGATCCCCAGCGGCAAAGTAATAGATACTCCTCCAGTTCCGAGATCAATTTCGACCCCGTCATCTGCCATGTAGTACAGCTTGCCGTCTGTCTTGGCGTAGAGCTGTATTTTGTTGGCGGCCGGAGTGTCAGGAGTATCCCGACCGGTAAAGATCACACGGCTCATTAGGTCTCCTTAGTATGTACCAAAAGTACCATTGCTGAGGCGATACTGAGGGGTAGCAATCGCACCGTTTCTATCTACCAATCGGGGGGCAAAGGTAGCAGAGCCGATAAACTCCTTAATATTCACCCCTCCTCGTCCGTATCCCCAACGTGTCAGGTTAAATTTAGAGGCACCTAGCCCTCCGCTCTGACTAATGTATAACGACATTCTTGGGGTATCTGTGTCGCCAAATCCCCAGGGAGTGCCCGAGGTAATTGTTCCAAGTGTGTACGAGGTCTCAGACGTAGGCGTAACGGAGGTCTGCCCAAATCTGCTGCCGCTGTCTTCATTTCTGTTGGCTGAGTGTACCGCCCCGTAAGGCCGGCTAGTCCACACCCCGGTTGTCTCATTCACAGACAGGTTTAGAAAAATATCAAAGTAGATACTCGTATCCTCGTTAAGAGTCGGCGTAGATTCCCCACCTTTGTACGCGTCAACAGGCGCGTAAACAATCCCAGACGCTGCTATGTACCCAGTGCTGTTAATCAGCGCATCTTGATTTGCATTCTCGGCCAGCAACGGGGCGTCGTTCTTGCCCTTACTGAGCACAAGATACCACCTAAATTGTGGCACAGAAGTTACACCAGTGGAGGTATCAGGCCCTATAGTCGCAAGCATACGACCCGAAAAATGAAGAATTCCTGACTGGAACGGAATTCTTTCGGAAGATGTTGCCGCAATTGACGTAAGTTCCGCCAGATACAGATACCGAAAATCAAATCCCGGGGCCATAGACAGATTTACTACCGGGGAATTCATAGCAAAAGCCTGAACAACCGCCGGACTGTCGCCCACCAGAAGACCTCGAGAGGTCTTCATGCGGTGGTATTTGGCTGCAAGGTTTGCACCCGAGGGTGGGGCAAAGTTTGACGGCCGTAGTGGGGTAAAATCAATATACCCGCGTTCTGGTGCTCCCATAATCAAGCTAGCGTATGTACCGGCCTTAATGCCGATAGTCATATTTGTGCTTTGATTGGCCGGAGTTAAATCGGTGCCGTATGATGATAGTTCGGTTTTCGTGACAACGTCTGGCGCAGAAATCTGCAAATAATGCTGCGTGACATCTGGATCGTTTTGTCCATACGGCTTGACGACGGTCGCTGTTACATTTGCACCTGGCTTAATTCCATACGCAAATAGGCCAGTCGAAACCGACGACTGATTGCCTGCCGGGAGGTCAGCACGGTTAACAACAACAGGAAGGGTGCTGTGATACGCGTTGGTGTTTGTTACCTGCGAGTAACTACCGGCCCCAATGTCCTTCCACGTTGCGGAATTAGAGGTAGCCGCCGTGCAAACAAACTGCTTTGCGGGGGTAGGCGTTGTATTTATCCAACGAGACCCAACTGAGTAGCCCTGTGAGGTATTATTTGAGGTACCCGGGTCGGTGGTTGCGGATGTGTTGTCTTTCTTTATCCCGTCGAGTTTAGCCCCGTCGTTGCCGACATCACGACCATCTACGTTTCCAGTAACCGTAATGTTCCCATTTACGGTTAGACCTGCCTTTGCCATTGTCAGGCCATTAGAAACAAGGCCACCGCCCTCAGGAATAGTAAGGGTGTCCGCAGAGACTGTGATACCAGAAGCCGCTAAAGTATTTGGGCCTGTGAGACGCGGCAGAGCGTTTGCGACTCCGCCTGTTACTGTTACGCGGTCAACCCACTCTAATCCAGACGGCGTAGCGGAATTTGTTACAAGCGTTTTTCCATTAGTGCCCGCAGAAAGAACTGAAACAATCCCAGGTGCGGAAGCGGAAAGAAGGGCTCCCTTGCTCGACAGGGAGGACTTCATCACGGCGCCGGCAGCAGACACGAACTGAGTGTCATCTACCAGCGTGTACGCAGTACCGGTGCTGACGAGTACGTCGTTAGAGTTTGACCCGGTGGGATCGGGAAGTCCGGCCTCTGCGCCAGACCCGTTAGACGGAGCGGCCCACGAGACTGCCCCGCCGATCTTAGTGAGGACGTACCCATCTGACGCGGCCGCTACGTTTGTAATGGCGTTGAGTGCTGCCTGCGCCGTCGTTGCCCCCGTACCGCCCTTATCAATTGTAATTGGGTAGTCTACGGGCTCGCCACCGCCTCCGCCGCTTCCGACTTCGGACTCGGTGCCGTCCTCCTTCTTCACGTAGAGCTTGCCATCGTTCTTGGCGTAAAGAGCGACCTTCCCGGCCTCGGGAGTCGAGGAACCAGCGCGCTTTGTAAAGATTAGACGACCCATGTGTTCCTCACAAAATGACGATGTCGCTATTTGCTAGTAATTCGATATCAATGTCTTCGGGGACCTCGTACTCTTCGTACGACAGGATGGCCTGATTCGGTCCCACGACAGTAGAGACGTCAGCGTACTTATTGTGGACGTGTACGCCCGTAGAAGCCTCACCGCTGTTTGACGCGGAGGTGACACGCCCGTACGCGTCTACGGTGATGTTGGCAGACGTGTACGACCCGGCAGGATTGGGGCTGAGAGTACCCAGCCCAATATTCGGGTCCGTGGCTGTGCCCGTGTCTACGATTGGGGCAGTGACGTTAATTGAGCGTACTGCGCCTTCCCCGCCTGCAACAAGATTCCAACGTCCGACGCCGGCGTTTGGGGTAACGACTTCCGGTAGACTCTCTGCGGTAGATGCCTGCCGGTCGTACGCGTAGATAGCGTTGGAGTCCTCTACGTAAATAAGCGTCTTGTCTGCAAACCCACCAGAGGTTTGCAGGCGCTTAAGCTCAGCCACATCCGCGACAGACGCCGCAAGACCTGTGACGGAGCCACGTCGGCGAGTTCCGTAGAGTCTCATGTGGGAATGATCCTCGCTGCCCAAACGCTCATGGCAAAGGTTCCTACCGGATTTGCCAGCTGGATGTACATACGCTCTAGTCCGAGGTTCTCAACGGTAAATACCGTGCTCTCGGTAATGCTGTACGTCGGCGACTCGCCTGCGTGCCATGTGCCAGTGATTGACGACCACCACCAAATCTGCACGTCTACAGAATCTGCGCCGGGGGTATTAGGCGCAAAATCAAACAGGATATGCAACGCCTCAACGCCCTGCGTAACTACGCCCTCAGAAGACGCGACAGGGTCGTTAAGATTGTCTGTGGTAGTAAATGAACCGGCCGAGGATGCAGCGTAAACTACGCGACGATCGATGGCAGTCAGGCCAGGCTTTACTGTTTCGAGATAAACGCGCTGCGCCATTGGGGATCCTCTCCGGGACAGTATAATGCAGGCCGCACCTAAACTGAACGTCCTTCCGATAGACGGAAGGCGATGATAGAACAGTAAGAGGAAGAGGCGCCGATGGATCCGAGTAACCTGTCTGATAGAGAGCTTTTACTCCTCATCCATACGAACCTCGGAAACCTATCTGCAAAGGTAGAAGACTTGAAGAAGGATCAGATCAAGTTGCGATCCGAGTTTCACGATGCAGAGATTAAATCTGCGCAAGCCACAGTATCAAAGCAGGCGTTTGAGACGCTGCAAACAGAAGTCTCGCGCTTATCCCTCAAGATAGCAACCACAGAGATCGAAGCACGCACAAAACTGGCGGTGCTTGGCAGTGGCGTAGGTATCGCCGCTTCGATTCTAACCACAATTATCCTGCGACTCGTAATGCAAAAATAAGCACATGCGGGTCATAAGTTTGTAACGCAGGTTGTAGCGCGTTGTTACTTGGTGTGGAAAGGCGGGTAACGACAGGCTCCCTGCGGATTACGGAGAGTACAGACTCCGTAACTCGTCTACTAATCCGCTCGTAGCGCGAGGCGTGCATAAGCACGCAGACTCTCACTCCCGATGAGTCACTGGCCGGCACCCCAGGTTTTGTACTGGTGCCCTTTTTCTTAGCTAAAAGAATAGGCCCCGGGTGGGGCCTATTCCATTTTCTTCTACTCCTCTACCGGCCTGCCGAGCGGCATGGTGAGTTCTCCAATCGGGATGAACTCCGGTTCCTTGCCGTCTTCAACAAGCACGTACGATACGACTGCCCGACCGTCAGGAGTAAATCCCAACGCTGTTGGCCCAGCCTTCATCATGTCGTAGAGCATCTCAAACTCACGCATAGCGGCCTCTGGCATCAGAGCCGTCCCTGTGCAGCGAGATCTAGGAAGTGTCGCACCTCTTCCTCGGTCATCGTGCCCTGCACCCAACGAAGAGCGTTGCAGAAGCCGCTGCCGTAGTCCGTACCGTTGCGCTCTGCGAAGGCAAGCATCTTGTCGATGGCCTTCTTGGAGGGCTTGGGAGAGACCTCGGGCTTGTCGGCACGCTGCGCCTCTTCAAGCGTAATCTTCTCGTTGAACTTACGCGCCTTGGCGATGCGCTTACGCTGCTCGTCTTGCGTCAGGTTCTTTGCAAGTTCATAAGCCGCCGTGAACGAGAGGATCTTCTCGCGCACCGCATCCTTCAGCTCATCGCACGCACGCTCATGGAACGTGACGCGGAAGTTCACCCACTGCGGAGAACGGTGAAGGCGCTCCGCCAACTCCGTCTGTGGAATGCCTTCCTGCGCACGATCAGCGAGCCAATTAGAAACGTCGACATCGTCAACGTCCTCGCGGTCAATGTTCTCACTGGCGTTCGCGTACTTGGCGTCGACAATAGTACCGACGTACTGGATGCAGGGAAGTCCCGCATCCATGAAGTCGGAGTCCAGATTCTTCTGGATATAAGAGATAGCGCGCAGGCGACGCTCGCCCGCAACCAGCTCAGTAAACGCCTCGCCATTCTCGTCCTCAGACTGCATGACGACAATCGGGTTCATCAAGCCGTTCTGCTGGATGTTTTCCGCCAAGTTGCGGACGCTCTCTTCGTCAAAGTAACGGCGGATGTTCTTAAACGTACGGCCAATAACAATCTCCCGAAGCGGGACTTCAATGATCTGCGAGTCGAAGTTGTTGCTCATGTGTCCTTGTGGCCGTGCCTACCTACCGTAGGTAGAGCAAGGCCTTGTAGCACGTTTCAATACGATTTTTACGTACCAAAGCCCTTCTGAAGCCAGGAAGGGTTCAGCGTTATCTCGTACCTAAACGAGGCCCAGTCATCCTTGGCCTCGATCTGCACAAAGCCTGTCACGGAGAAGTAAAACGAGACGAGGCCTTTAATGTTGTCGTGCGCCCAGCGTTCCATGGTTTGTCGCACGGAGCGTGGGAACTCGTGCGTCGTGCCGTGTCGCTTTACCCAAGAGAGGGTGCAGTCACACGCCAAAGAACAGAACAACCCCATGTTCACAAACCCCGCAGCAAAGCGAGGCGTCTTGTCTGCGTCAGGTCCCCAGTCTTCGCTGTGGCGTAACGACGGAGTAACCGCGTCCAAGCGAATGACGTTGTCTTTATCCACCCGCACGCTCTGCCGCTTGCGCAAACTTGGCAGCAAAAAAAGACTCAACTTCTTCCTCAGACCAAGTCTGGATCAGCTCTGCTGCCAGGTCTTCGTCTGGGATCTTATCAAACAATCGGGGGTGCATGAGGGTGACACTCCCATCTTGTCGCTGAATAAAAATTGCTGCGCCAGCGTGATGTACGCTGGTCAGCAGAATCTTACCCAGCGTCTGCAACGCCTCATCAAGTGGCTGGTCCGTGATGTCGATGACGTCTTTCACTGACCACCAAAGAACCGGCCCAGCAGGTTCTCAAAGAATCCCTGCGTGCGGATCAGAACGCCTCCGCGCTGGACGTAGCTTGCCGCACGCTGCTTAAGCCGCTCGCGGTCGCTATCCGTAAGGAGCCAACGCTCCTCTTGTCCGTCCTCGTTACGGACCACTACAAAGTGGTATTGGTCCGCCTTTCCTACCTTACTGAGCATTTCGGCCCTCCTTGAGGGTCTGCATAGCGTCCTGAAAGAAAACCCGCAAGTTTGTCAGAAGCGTTTGCGCCACCATAGGAGTTAGCGCATGTCAAACGTCGAGTTCCGCCGTATTCCTACCGCCGACCTTACGCCGCAGTCTCAGAAGGACTTTGTCGACACCGGGATTCTGAAGACGTTGCACGACCTGATGTTCGGCCCCAACCTCATCCTCAAGGGACCGAAGGGCGCTGGAAAGACGATTTCTTTTGAGCAGCTTGCCGCGCAGAACGCCATTCCCCTCCTTCGCCAAGAGTGCTGCGAGGAGACGAGCGTTCGTGACCTCCTGGGCACCTACTCCGCACAAGGCGGCGACGTGTTCTTCCAGATGGGCTCTGTGACCGCTGCAATTGACGTGGCGAACGAAGTTGGCTGCTGCATCCTTGTGCTGGAGGAAATCAATACGCTTCCTCCGATGACGCAGAAGATCCTGAACCCCCTCTGCGACTACCGAAAGGCCGTGTCGCTTCCGAAGGCGGGTAAGGTCTTTCGCGTAGAGGAAGGCAAGCTGCTGTGGGTTGTTGGTACGATGAACCCCAACTACGCCGGCACCTACTCTCTGAACGAGGACTTCCGTTCTCGTTTCGAGTTCATCGAAGTGAATTACATGGACATGGACAAGGAGCGTGCGCTGCTTCTTTCCCAGTTCCCCACGCCGCCCTCCGCCAAGGAGAAGCAGGATGTGGACAAGCTGATGAACATTGCCAAGGAAACGCGCTCGGAGCGTATGGGCTACGCCCTCTCGACCCGAGACCTCGTCCAGTTCATCCGCAATATGCTGTCTCTTGACCGGGATCGCGCACTGAAGCTCCTTGAGGGTAAGTATGAGGGAGAGCACATCAGCTCTTTCCGTGCCCGCATCCAGAGCGGGTTTGGCGTCAACCTCAACACGGTGAAACTCTACGGATGAGCGCACCACTATCTCAGGGAGGGAGGCCCCCTCTTCCTCTTGGGGCCATGACAGGAGATGAGGAGTACGTCACAAAGCGCTCCGAGGCGCTTGTCGAGGTGTTCTCCGATATCGTTGAGACTCCGCTGAAATTGGTGAAGGCACCGAGCGGGGCAACGGACTGCAAGACATTTATTCGTGCGCCGTTGCACCACCCAGAGGGCTATCTGGTTGTGGAGCACGAGCTTAGCCACGTCCTCTTCAGCACGAATCTTCCGCTCATGGAAGACTGCCGCATGAAGACGGTTGAGCGCATGCTGCACCGTGCGGGCATGACAATTACGGATCCGAAGGCGGCACCAGCGCGGCACAAGCTGGAAATGTCCTTTCAGTACCTTTGGAACGTACTGGAAGACTATCGGTGTTGTGGGCTTTGGACGCAGCTCTACCCCGAGGGCGGCCGTCTTCTGAAGCAACGCTGGCACGACATCTGTGCGTTTGAGCGAGAGGAAGCGGCAGAGAAGGAGCTGTTGGAGTACTTGGGGCGTTGCGCCGCTGGCGTAGATACTCCCAACGCGCCGGACAACTTCAAGAAGTGCAAGCCGCATATGCAGCGTGCCTTGAACCTTGTCGAAGGCGTAGACTCTGCCGCTGCGCTGGCAATTACGCGCCGGCTCATCGACGACATTATTGATGAGCTGATGGAAGATCTGCCTCCTCCCGATCCGGGAGGCGGTCAGCAGAATTCGCAGCAGCAAGCACAGCAGAAGATTGATCAATTACTAAATGCCTGCGGTGGCATGGCAGGGGCAATTGATCCTGACGATGAGAACGGCCTTGGGTCGGGCGATATTGCCCCAGGCGACAAGAAGCAGGAACTTACCGCTGCGCAGAGAAACGAAGTCACCCGCATCATGGCTGCGAAGGCAGACGACGATAACGGTGACGGGGTTTCCTCTTTCGCCGCGCTGATTGAAGCCGGTGCAACGCGCATGGAAGAGAAGATCGAACAGGCGCGTATGGCGATGAGCCTTCCGAAGAAGTCGGAAGATCAGAAACAAGAAGACGCCCTTACTGCCGCGACGAAGCGCGCAGGAATCCGAAGTGTTCGGGTTCAGCCGACGCGCACGTTGCCAAGTCCAACCGAAGCGGCCTACCAAGCCAAGGCGCACCTTGACCGTGTGCGTATGAAGGCACGTAGGAAACTTGCCGAGGAAGGCGACGATATTGACGTTGAGGCACTCATCGAAGCAAAGATGAACAACGAGATGGACGAGGCGCACATCTTCGAAAAGAAGAAGATGGAGGGCGGGCTCGACCTCTTGCTGCTAGTTGACCTTTCTGGCTCCATGCACGGACATGGCGTGCAGATGGTCGAGCAGGCTCTTGCTGACGTGAACTATGCGTGTGGTGACCAGCGCGTGCGCTTAGAGCTTTGGGGATTTTCAGATGAACTCTTCATCTTCCCCAAGGTAGGAAGTCCTCGCGACGCAAAGGGCGTCTCAATGTGCGGCACCAGCATGGTGCAGGCAATTGAGGTGGCGCAGCACTGGGCGTCTAGCGCAAAGACAACACGGGCCATCGTGTTGATGACGGACGGGCTTCCTACGTCTTGCCGAGCGCACAGCTCGACAGGTAATCCAAATAAGGATCTTGCCAATCTACTAGAAGAGATGCGGCAAGACCGTATTGTCCTGTCCGTACTAGCCATTGGATCAAAGAGTTCTCAGAAACTCTATGACGATACATTTGGAGCAGGAAATTACGGGCTAGTTACTGGGCTACCCGATATGTTGGCGGCGTTGCCGGAAACGTGCAAGGTTCTGGTCGAGTCCCACATCATGAGGTCTTGTAGGTAAATGACTGAACGCGGCTACCATTCGTTTCACAAAGAGTTTGACGAGCTAGTAAAGAAGCACGACCTGACGGCGTATGCGCTGGTCCTGCTCGTAGACTCGGAAACGGATGAGGAGTCGCATACCGTCGTATTAACGAAGGTGGCGCCCGAAGAGGAGACCTGGCTGTTCATGGAACGTGTACGCCAGCTCCTCTTCGGGCTTTCCCGCACCCTGATCGAGGTAGCAGAGCAGTTTTTTGATTTAGGTCCTGAAGCAACACTCGGGATGCTGCACGGCATGATCACCGATATGTCGGACCAGAAGACTGCCGAGGAACTGCACTCAATGCATGCAGAAGAAGACGCGGTGCTATCCCAGCTGCCGAAGCCGAGTAAAAAGGCAAAGTCTGAATGGCACTAGTGCGTTTAAAGCCCCAGCACAAAGCCTACCTAGAGCGCACCGCACGCAGACTTTCGACAAGAAAAAGCCAACGCGTCTCAGAGCAAGAAGTCCTCGACGCTTTGCTGGATTTGGCAATCGCAGACGAAGGGATGTATGACCCGGCGGACACTGCGCGGCCCTATGACCCGCTTAGGCGCGAAGTGGTGCAGGCAGAGTCTAGTACCCGCCTGTCGGATTTGGCCGGCGATGCTTTGGCAAGAAAGGTCCTAGAGCGCTGCTCTGAATAATAGACGGACGGCGCGGCTCTCGGATTGGCACCGATAGGCGACCCTCTGCATCGTCCTCATGGATAATATCTTTTATGGGCTCTTTAAGGTGTTTGGCTGCTGTCATGCCCATCGCACCAACGCCAAGTCCGAGTCCGCCGGCTGCCGCAGTTAGTCCTATATTAGCTACCTTGGCCTTATTTCCAGAAAAAGGCATAGCCGTTGTTGTGCCTACTCTACCGCCCGTAGGTAGGCGAGGACCGCGAGGTACCGGCGATCCCGCTGTGCGCTTTATGTGATCAGCTTCTTGCGGCATTATTTCAGCCATCTTTTCAAGCTCAGAGAAGAACGCGCGATAAATATCAGTTGTGGTATTTAGCATCGCCGCGCACCTTTGCTTCGGGAGTATTATCCACAAACTGCGTGGAGGCTCGTAGCTTCTTGCGGTCTGTTGCTACCTGCTCATCTTTGCTCAGAGAATCCCATTTCTTTTTAGGTAGGTAGCGCGCCGTGTGTCCGGAGGAACGTTCCGCCCGCTCCGGCGTACCGGGGCGTGTCTGCCAGTCCTGCTTCGTCCACTTGACCATCTTGTTGGACGAGGCAGAAGGCTTTTTGCCCGAGTAGCCACCGCCCTCGTCCTTGTACATCTTTGTAGCCAGCTGCATGGCGCGGGCAGAGTGCTTGCCGCCCATCTTGGCCTTAGCCTTGGCCTTCATACGCTCCCACAGACCTGGGTCGGTCTTGGTCGCAGTTCCGTCTTCTGCAAGCTTCTCCAGCTCAGAGAAAAATGCGGAGTAGGTATCTGCGTTCATGACTTCCCCAGTTTTCCAGTGCGCTTTGTGCCATCCGCCCGTGTAATAAGCCCACGTGCCTTTAGGCGGGCGCGGGCTGTTGCGCCGATATTCTCTCCGCGCTCGTGCCGATCAAGCATTTTAGTCGTGTGCTCGACAATGCTCTTAGGCCGACCGGCGATCTTTTCCAGTTCGGCGGCAAACGCAGAGAACAGCGCAGGCGCAAGCATTACTGCTGTCCCGAAGTAGGAGACTTCTTCTTTAGGAAGTGCGACACAGAAGGAGCAGCCAGCGTGCCCAGGCCCACTAGCTCAGTGGAGTGCTTAACTGCGTCGCTTTCGCCAAAGCGGTGAAGGCCCGGCATCTTAAACTTCTTGCCGATTACCGAAGCTGCGGCAGGTACGGCGAGAATCCCTAGCCCTGCCAGCTCTGCGCCGTGACCAAAATTGTCATCGGCTGCCAGTTTTGCAGCTGCGGCCCATTTCTCGTTTTCTTTACGCTCTGCAAGGACCTCAAGTAAGGAGGCTGTTTTCTCCGGGAGCCGTGAGGCAGAGCGATAATTCCCGCCCGCTACGGCCGCCCGGATGCGGGGGTGAAGGCTTTCCTGTGCATTGCGTAGCTCGGCAAAAAAATTTGGGTGTTCACGGAGAACTGCCCTAAGCGGCCTAAGCTGTAGCTGTGGATGAGCTGGTACCGGAACTGCTGCTTTCTTTTCTGAGTGCACGCGAACCTCCGTCTTCACGGGGCCGTTGTGCCCCTCTCCTGTTTTGCCCTTGGGCCAAAGAACTTTACGCGCCCAGTAATTTGGACTGAACGGATCGTCCTTCGTAAGCTGCCCACTCTTGTTCCGGATGCCGGCAGAGCGCGTCAGGTAATTCTGCTTGGCCTCGGGGCTGTAGTTATGCTGGTAGCCCTTCTGCCCGAAGTGGACGAGCTTTACCTCATCTCCCTTCTTGGCGAGCACCATCATCTTCTTGTCTTTCTTGTCTGACGCTATGGGCTTGTTGTACCCAGGGAATGTCTTGCCGTGGTACTCGACTTCGGCACTTTTCTTAAAGTCGTCAAGTACCTGCTTGTTTAGCTCTTCCTGCGCCTTCGAGTCTTTGTTTCTTCTCTCGCGCAGACGGGCTACAAGTTGTCTTGTTTTTTCTATACGAGCCGGATCGTGTCTCTTGCCAGTTACCGGATTTAGTCCCTGCTCCTGAAGCTTACGAAACTCCTTTAGCTGGTGGCCATACATCAAAGCCCCGCCGCCAAGTCCGCCAAGGAGTAATGGAACTCCGACACTCGGTTTTATAGGAGTAACGCCAGCGCCCGCAATTACAGGCAGCATCCCTACACCGACGGCACGGCCAAATGCTTGGTTCTTTGAAAAGTCGTCGCTGCGGGGGTCAATAAATCCTTCTCTGCGCGGTTTTGCGAGAAATTCAGGAATGACACCGGCATTTTTAGAGTGCGTAGCATGGAGAAGACGCACCATCATCTCTAGGTCTCGCTGCGTAATTGTGTCTTTTGGGCGCTTACCAATTAAAGCAAGAGACCTTGCGTGAAGCTCAGGATCAATTGCCCACTCGGCCACAAGTGCATCAGCCATGCGATGCACTTCAGCGGGCGTCAGGGATTGCTCTCTTTCTGCAATTTTAAAAAAGGTAGAGCCCACTGACTCCTCCTTTGTTTGTTGAAAACGGCGGAAGGATGCCAGTGGGCCCATAACCTGTCCTCGAATTACTCGATGCCCGTAATCAGAGAGACCGCAGCAACGTTGATTGGGACAACACGCTCGTACTGGATCGAGACGCTCTCTTGGATGACCACGCCCATCGCGTCCGTGCCAATCTGGTGGCTCGGGATGTAGCAGGACTCAAAGTAGTACGCCGCGAGAGTACTCTCGTTGCTGTCCTTCATGATCAGCATGAGGCCGATAGGCTGCGAGAAGAGATCTGACGCGAGGTTCAGATACACGTTCTCGTAGCCGGGTGGGATCATGACGTCGTGCTGGTTGTCTACTGTTGCAGACCCAATGTTGGAGAAGATTGGGTCAACAACCGTGTCGGGGATTACGTCGCTGTAGTACGCGTACAGAACACGGAGCAGCGACGGCCCGTGGTACATGACGCGCGCCAGACTGAGCTGGCCCACGGTACGACCCGGGATGAAGTAGCTACGTGAAGAACCCAGCTCGAAGAAGCGGGCTAGGTTCATGTTCTGTCCGAGCGACCACTGCTGCACCAGTCCAATCGGATACGCAATCTGGTCCTCAAAAGAAGACCCGCTTCCGACTAGGGCCGCTGCAACGGCAGAGCCACCAACGTTGGCAAGGCGCGGCGGACCCGCAGCCAACAGCGTAAACGCTGCCGACATGAATCGGCCGTCGACCATGCCCCCCTGGACATACTGATCGTAAGGCTGCCATTGACTAAGGGTTGCCATGTTTCACCTACTTAATTGATTAGGCTACGAACTCAACCTGGACGGGCGGGCAGAGGACACCGTTAACGCGCAGGGCGAGCACGGCGTGCTGCTCGGCAGCGGCGACAGCAGCGAGAGAGCCGCTTGCAAGGGTCAGGGTAATTGCAGTTGCCGAAGCTCCCGCACTTACCGACATCGCCTGTGACCCGAGGGTTGCCGAGATTTCGGCTTCATCAGTCGTAAAATTAACACCCGTTACTACGATAGTAAGATTGCCATTTGTCAGGCTGACCGTAGGCGAAGCTCCTCCGGTTGCCTGCGAAATAGCGATCTTGTAGATCGTAGGATACGCCGCGGCCGCGCGCTGCTCTAGAGCAAGGAAGGCCTCGTCCAGCAGCTTGAAGCGTGCGTCGTGCTTGCGGTGTAGGCGGGTGACGACAGACTCCACAAGCTTTGCGAAGTGCTCGGCGGTCTGAACTGCAACTGAGCGGGGAATGTACATGGGAAATCTCCTCAGGTAACGATGGTGATCTTGATCTTGTTGCACGGATAGGCCGGCTGAACCGTGACCTCAAGGAGGACGGTGTCCGGCTCTGTCTCGCTCTGCGCGATATCGGTCAGCTTGGCTCCAGTCACAACACCGCGTGCCATCGCCGTCTGAAGCACGCCCTCATTGGCAAGCGTCAGCTGGTCGATAAAGCCGGGGGTAATGACGTACCGCCCAATGAAGATGCGGTTGGTCGAGCGTAAAACCTTGGTAAGCCAGTCAATCGCCTTCGTGATTGAAAGCTCGCGCACCTCAACTGACGTTGTCGCGGTAGAGCGGCTGTGCCGCGCCATGACGCGCCCACCGAAGTTGACCAGGACGTAGCGACCGCCGTCGGCGATGACGTCCATCTGGTTTTCGGAGAACGTGTCATCGGTGCCGTAGACCCGCCCAAGTCCCGTGACCGGAACGTTGGTGAACGGCTGCTGCGGGTTCATCTGTCCGATCATCCCGACAATTGCCGCAGAGGCGTAGAACATTGGAACGTTCTGCGTCACGCCATCAATTGAAAGATCGACAGAGTCACCAAAGAGGCAGTACATGCGCCGACTTGCGTAGGCCTCACCGATCGTAGCCTCCGCCGCTGCAATAGCGGCAAGGTCAGGACGGGTGGTACCTGTGATCACCAGCTCTACCCCACGTACGAAGAGCGTGTAGTCTGCGCCCGTAAGCTCCTCGCTGAGCGGAGTCGTCGTGAAGAACCCGTCCACATTCTGCGCCGACGTAAAGGACGTACGCAGGGTGAGAAGGGTGTTGTTCACGTTTGACACGCTGTAACGACGAAGCTCCGTTGCGCCGCCGTTCGTCACAAGTACCTGGAGGTACAGCTGCGTGTCGTAGCTGACCGCAGGACCCGTGATACCGGCGTTGACCAGCTCATCAAGCGGGCTGTCATCGAGCATGAACTCGTTGGAGTTGCTCGTTGAGGCCCCGTCCTGTCCCGACATTACAGTGGTTGGCTGTGCGCGCGTCGAGAACGGAGGAGCCACAAAGCCGATGCGCTCACCGCGATTTGCAGGCTCGCTCATCGCCTGAACATGCGTAGCTACCAGCCCCTGCACGTAGGTATCGTCCGTAAGCGGGGCAATGCCATAGACTTCCTTCTGCTCAAGGTAGTCCAGAGCGCGGCTCCAGCCGTCAAGCGTGCCGTACGGGGCCGCATCGTTGGCCTCGTCAACACCAAGCGCCGAGACAGAAACCGTAGCGGCGTTCTGAAGCGCAAGGTAGCAGCCGAGGGCCAGCGGGTTGGCTGTGCTGACCGGGCCGATCGCGGCAATCATGTCGTCCATGTTGCCAAAGGACAGGAGTGCCGGATCTGCCGCGCTCGACGTTACGTCAAGACGGATCCCGCGGTACTGGAGATACAGCGACGCTGACGACGATGCGATAGAGTACGGAGCACCCGTCGCCGTGTTGCGGAGAATTACGCCGCTAACGTTTGCGGAGCCGTTCTCGTCCACGTAGAAGTCGGGGTTCGGGCGTCCCGTCCCTGTTGCAACGCCATCGCCCATTCCGCTGAGTCCCAGAAGCGCACCGGTAGCCGAGGCGGTGACTGTGACCGCCGATGCAACACCAACCAGCTGGCTGGTCAACACCATTACATCGGTGTCTACGGATGCAACGTCGACAGCACTCCCAACCTCGCTGTTAATGTCATCAACAGCGGCAACAAGAGAGTTGGACGTAAAAGTTACCGAGTAGGTCGTGGGAACCTCATCGAGCGTGAACTCTAGAGTTCCACCATTCAGGCCATCTACGCCGGATACGGTGCTTCCAGTAAGCCCGCTATCAGTGAGGAAGTCTCCCGACCCGTTCGCAAACATAAAGGAGACGTTGTCTCCGCCCTCAATTGAGGTGACCGTGAGGGCTGTGCTCACGGACTCGGTTGCATCGGGGCAGGAAATTGTCGCAATCGGAATACCGCCGTCGTACAGCGTGTGCGACGCTAAGGAGTCGTCGGATCCTGAAGTTCCGTTGACCGCGTTCGCAATTGCCAGAATTACCGCACCGGCAGTAGTAAGACCGCCCAGCGTAATTCCGACAGGGCCGATCTCATGAACGCCCGTAGAGTCCTCAAGAGTGAGTGTGAACGTGTCGCCGGGCGCAGACACGATGGGAAGCGCGACGGCGCTTCCCGTGGTCGTTGCCGCAGTGCAGTACTCTACGTCTTTACCCTCTGCTGGCGTACCAACGACGTCCGTCAGAGCGAGAACGCTATTTGCGGTGCCGGCCGCAGAGAAGGATAGACCCTGATTTGCGCCGGTCTTAGCCGTACGGAAGACAAGGCGATTGCCGCTTGGGCTTGCCTCAACAACCACGCCCTCGACCTCAATCGCCGCAGCAAGCAGCGTCACGGACGCGTAGCTGCCCGAGGCGAACGTGTATGTCGCTGAGGTCTCTACACCGTCCTCAACCAGAGTGTACTCAAGGGTAAGCCCGGCCATGTTGAAGGGGCCAGAGATATCCTCAGTTGACTGGATGTAGGCGCACCGCGCAGGGAGCGCGCTAGTGTTGTCACCCGTCAGCGTTGCCGCAGTGCCTTCCGGCGTGATCTCGCCGTAAACAAGACCGTCGGCGCGGAAGTACGCGTACTTCGGTGCGAGGGCTGCCGACGAGAGGATGGTGACCTCAACCGTGTCATATACGCGGTTGGAAGGACGCCCTTCATCATCAAATGTTGACAGCGTGCTGTTCAGTCGACCGAGTTTGAAGCGGGTAGTCTCGGCCTTGATGACCTCGGTGCCGCCGTACTGAACGCCGTCTGCCCAGAACTGGTCACCGGGACGCGTCGCAGTCGCTGCCTGAAGAGGAACAGTCGCGCTGGTGCCTGCAAACGTAATTGCGTCGGCAAGGCCAGAGTTAAACTCCCCGTCGATATTTACAAGGCCCGCATACGAAGTCCAGGAGCCGGTCTCCTCCGTGCCATCCTCGTAGTACGCGCCCTGAAAGAACTCCACCCAGGGGGTCGTGAGATCTCCGTCGCCGTCGTCCTGCCCACGGAAGCCAGATGCCTCGACACGGTGCTCGACCGTCTCGTCTAGCCCGCCATCGAACCAGTAATCAACAACGCCTGAACCTGCGCGAATTGTAACGCTCGACTTCGCACCAAATACGGTCGAGGCGATAAGAACGCGGTTCGTGTCTACGACCTCCGCTACGTCTGCACCAACCGCAGCATTAATTGCCGCTGCAATCTCTGCCGGAGTGTACGTCGTACCTGCAGTGAAGCTGACGTTGACGTCGGAAGATGTGGTCGCGGCGTTGACAATATCAAATGCAATAGAGAGATTTGTCTCGCCTACGCCGGGCGTCCAGCTCGACACGTTGTCGGTTTTAAACGCGGCGCGCGTTGCGGTATTACATGCCTTAAGGAACGCCTGTCCAAATGTTCCGTGAGACCCACGAGGAAGCTCGCGAGTCCGTCCACCGTAGCGAACAAATGCACGGATGTAGTCTTCCTCAATATTGATCTCATCGATATTCGCACGCGGGTCTGGGAACGATGCCTGCGTAATAAGCATCGCCGCCTGTGCGTAAGACTCCGAGTGGAGGGCCTCGGCATTTAGCGCGCCCTCAGTGTCGAATGCCTCAACGATCTGCCGACAAACGCCAACAACGCACGGCACGAGCGTAGGAATTACGGGGGTTGCGGCGGTCTCGGTAATGACCTGGGTGATTTCTACACCGGGACGTGTTGAGGACATATTTCAGTCACTCCTCTGGAAAGATTTTTAGGTTAGCGATTTCGAAACCTTGAACGGTAGTTCCGACCTCTGCCGGGGCCGCCGGTGTATACGGACTACGCTTATTCAGACGACGGACAGTAAGAGGACGTGCGGAGATAGACAATCTTATCTGCTCCACCGTCGTAGGGGAAGCATAAGGATAATCCACTGCACGCTCTTCCTGCAAAACCATGTCGAGAGAGCGGAACTGCGGTGACTGACGACCGGGACTTGTTTGCCAAGTCCACTGAAAAGAGAACGGGATGTTTACCTGGACCATCACTAGTCCCTTTACATCTCCGTTTACAAGGGCGCCTGGGGGTGAGGGAGAGTTTATTGAAGGACCGGGGCGGGCAATCTGATGGAACCCGCCCGGCCCCTCAAGCACCCGCTGGTGCATGCGCGTATGGTTGGCAACCGCCTGTCCAATTCTACGTGCTACGACGTCGTTTCCCGCAACGCAATAGACCGCAAAAAACCCCGAGCAAAGATCCGTACGCTTTCTAGTGTGATCTCGGAGATCCAAAGAAAGCATGTTGTCAATTCCGATACCCTGCCACTGTGTCGGACCGAGAACTACGGTGATTACGGGGGCCTTTTCCACTACCTGCTTTTCTAGTGGGGCTTCTGCCGTAATTATAATCTCGGTGTGCTCTAAATCAGGTTCCCAGTGAAAATGATCCTGGGGCATGAAATTGAATAGTCCCTGCAAGTACCGAACATACGTCGTCGTCATGTGGCGCTCGGGGTCTTCCCCCAAGCCCTCATCAAATTTCTTACGACGTAGTAGTACTTGGCTCAACGAAGCTCCAACGCACGCTGGTAGGCGTAGTGTACTACATCGACCGAAGCGGTCTTAGCCTGTTCTTTATCTATGAAGCGATCCTTGGCGTGCCCGCGTAAGATCTTTGCCGTAGCCAGTGCGGCTGTAGAGCCCGCAAGAAGCTTGCTAAGGAACTGCTTACGCGCCTCAGGTGGCATACGGCGAAGATGCTCCCCCGCTCGTGTATTTCCAAGAGCGCGCGTGATGGTTCCCGCGCTGGCATACCCTAGTAAGTGTCCAGCACCTATGATCCCTAGTGCCGTAAGTACCGGAGCGACTGGAAATTTATTCTTTTTTTCTTCCATTTTAGCGGTACCCGTACGCACCTAAAACGGTGCGGATATCGGCGATGCCCGCGGCAGCGCCCGGAACTTGTGGATTTACATATTCGCGCGTAGGCCTGAGCTGCACAGATTCAGTGTTTACCTGCAAAGGAACTGCGTCCTCAACGCTGCCTTTTGTCACACGCACAAGCGTGGGCTGTTGTCTGACGGGAATCCCAAATCGCGCAGTGTTTGCGACCGCAATAACGCGCCACCGCCGGTTTAAATGGTCTACGACAAGGTCTAAGGGTGCAATAGTCGGCGTCGGCCCGACACGCATCGTCACTGTGTTGGGTTGCAGGTGAGTATTTTGTGTCACCTGCTCCATCTGTGTCGGGGAGTCAATCTGTGCCCAACACTCCACGGGGTAATGATAGCCCCCAGAAAAGCCAATTCCCCAGCAAGTTGGGCACGCGTCGTCCGTGCATTTCATAAGTGCCCGGTCCCAACACTGAGGGCACCTCTGTCCGAAAGTGCGAATTGGGAATACCCAGACCTTTGTCCCGGCGTGCTCCCGGAGAACTATTTCCTCATTACGCACAATTTCTAGCGCATCGAGGGGGAGATTTCCGAGTCTAGAAAAGGGTACGGTAGCTGCCTCTTTACCCGTTGTGCGCTGTACGGCTCGTATACGATAAAACAACACCCTGTTTGCATTAAGCATGGGGATGTTGTTGTCCCGCAGGTAGAACCGATCTACCAGCGGTCCCGCTAGTGCGCTCCACGGCCCTAGCTCGGACTCAGATCGCTCAACATAAAAGTCATACTCCTGAATATCTTCAGAAGTGTTCTCAATTTCCCAGTACACATCCTGGTACTGGAGAGAAAAAGAGATGACTTTTGTGCTGCGGAATGAAATCACTTTATCCCTACCCGGGTAAGGTGTCTTCCAAGTGGGGTTCCCTTAAACAGCTGCGGCCCCTCGGCGACGTAAGGAGCAAGAGACGTAAGGGCCTTTGACGTCCCCACTGCCGCAGCAATTCCAATTGGAACGCCGAACGCTGCTGCAGAGAGTGCTGTTTCTTTTGCAGAGCCGTCTGCGACTCGATTCTTAAAGGTGAGGTACCGCGCCTTCAGCCCAGAACCGACTTCTTGCCCTTCGTTGCGTTGGTGGGCTTCGTGCCGGGCCTTTTCCGCCCTAGCCTCAACCTGAAGACGACTTAGACCTCCTTCACGGGGCCGTGCGTCTGCGTACCGCTTTGCAGCGGCACCGATACCTGCGGCGGCACCCACCATTAAAGGAAGCTTGTCAGTGTACCCTGCATTTTTTGTCAGGCGCGGCTGCATGTAATCGTAAATAGAGTCAAGCATGCTGCGGGCAACGGCCAGCTTTTCCTGTACCCACTCTGGGACTTCCTTCTGTCCTTCGAGCATCGTACGAAGCTCACCGGCTTGGCGGTGCATGTTGGACAGATTGCCCATGACCATATTCATTTGGTCTGTATTGCTGGCAGCGGCCTTAAAATGTGCCTGTATGGCTGCGCGATTATCGTACATGGCTCACCAAGAGAGGTAGGTACCGTTGACAAGGAAGTACTCGCTGAGTGCCCCGCCACCATCCATGGCAAGCTCGATATTCATCGAGGACTTAATTTGTGATTTCTTCTGCTCAACACGAGAGGAGTACAGCTGGATCCAGTTCAGAAGTAGCGGAGTCTTGTCCGATACCGAAACAGAAATTCCGCCGTCTGAGAAATTTAGCTGGTTGCGTGTTTGCAGCAGCCCTACGCTCTCAAGGGTGCGCAGCACTGCTGCCTCACGCAGCCAAGACATTGACGGGAAATTAGTGATGCCTACTACGCCAATAAACGGGGGCGTAGAATTCCAATCGTCAATTGCGTCGATAATTGACCAAGCAATCATCCTGTCGCTGGTCTCTTCTCCGGAGATTAGGCGGTTTAGTTCTGGGTAGTCCCGCATAAACAACCGCACCACTGCCACCATCTCGTTGAGACGTTTGGAGGCAGAGGGAATTGTGGTCTCACTGGAGAAGAGAAAGCGAGTCGAAGACATCTACACCTCTACGAAGTTTCCGTCTTCCTTCTTCCAGCGACGAAGCCAGAAGAACTTCTCAGGATCGAGGATATGCTTTCCAGAGAAGATTGCAGATAGCAGGATCTTTGCCCGGAACGCTGCGCTGGCCTTGGCGGTAATCGAAACTGCTGGGGTGACTGCCGCACATAGATCCGCCAGCTCTTCTGCGGAGAACGAGCTTAGGTGCTTCTGTGCCTCTTCCTGTGTCATCGGAATGACTGCGCGTACCGTTACAGTGCGGAGTGCGGCGGGGAGTCTCTCCCCAATCCACAGGGCCACACCATGAAGCGCAACATCCTTAGCAGACAGCAGGGAGATATCTAGCTCAATAAACTTTCCAGGCCGGATTACCTGCTGCGCCACCACGTATGCACGAGCGGGGCTTGCAACCTCGTCACGGTTGGTGATGTTGAAGACCCTAGTTAGCGGCATTTGCGGTCTCCTGCGCGGCTACGATCTCGTCAACGACAGTCGCCTTGTTCTTGCCGGCAGGCTTGCCACCAAGCGCAATTAGAATATCGCGCAGCTCGGTCAGCTTGGAAGCCTCAAGCTCCTCGCGTGTCCAAACCTTACCAGAGGCAACCGCCTCCTGCTCCTCGACAAGCTCCTCGGCCGCTACATCGTCAGAGGCAACAACCTCTTCCGCAGCGGGCTCGGTCACAGGCTCCTCAACCGGGGCGGCGGCCTCTTCAGGCGCAACCACCAGCACAGCCACCTCTGCGGTTGGCTCCTCTGCAACGGAAGCATGCACAATCTGCGGAGCGGGAACCGTTACAGTCACAGTCCCAAACCCAAGCTGCTGACGGATAGCAGCAAAATCCACAGCGGGACCACCACGGCCCACAACCGTGAACTCGACATTCCCAATCGAGCACAGGCGCTCAATTTCCGCCAGCAGAGGGGCCGTAAGGTCGCTCAGAACAAGAATTCTGGTTGCAGCCGGAGGCAGTGGCTTTCCACCAACGAACGGCCGTAGCACAACCTGGCTCTCGTTCATCTTGCGAAGGGCTGCGTACTTGGGGTCGCGAACGGTATTACGTAGTAGAAAGCGAGACACTGTATCCTCCGTTAGTAAAATGCCCCGGCCCCGAAGACCGGGAACCGGGGCATTGTATCCCTATTCGGGAGATCAGAACACGACAACGCGCGGGAAGGTGAGACCATCCGCAACCTTGTTGTTCTGCTGGCCGAGGTTCTCGACCGCAACAGGCTGGGCCGCCTCGTAGCCCGAATCCGTCGCATCCGTGACGACTGAGCCGGAGTACAGCTCAAGCTTCACGACAGCGGCGACGTTTCCGATGCCCATGCCGACGTCCATCCACGCCTGCCAGTGAATGCGGTTCACAATCTTGTCGATGTAGAACTTCACATCATTGAGCGTGTAGTTACGACCGAAGAACTCCGGCGCCGTGAAGACGTAAACGTTACCCTCGCGGAGGATATCGTTCTTGATCGTCTTGATGATGCGGAGGCCGACAGCCTTGTTGTAGGACCAGCCCTCAACAGCGGTCTCGCCCGTGAGCTGAGAACCGAGGTCCTCAAGCGTCCACTGGTCGAAGTCGTCCGCGTCAGACTCGGTGATGAGCATGACGGCGGGGCGCAGACGACCGGCGCGGATCACGTTGCCCGACGAGTCAAGGATCTGGCGCTTGAGGAGCTTCTTGATGTTGACGATGTCCGGACGCTGAATCGCGCGGACAACGAAATCATCAGAAGTGGCCGCGAGGGCGAGGCTGCCCTTGAGCTTGGACACGCCAACAACCGAGCCGGCGTTAACGCCAGAGGTGTTGAACGCAGCCGCACCGCCGTTGCCCTCAGACTGCATGCCCTCAACACACGCCTCAACGTGGATGAGGAACTCGCGGTCCTTGACCTCGACCATGTCCTTGAGCGAGTTCTCCTCGATGATGCGCGTGATGGGCATCTCGTAGGCCATCAGCTCCTGCTCAACAATCTCGAACTTCTCAGACGAGATAGTGAAGAAGCCGATCGCGTAACGCTTTCCGTTCACGTACGTCGCCGAAGGAAGGCCGCGGAAGTTGAGCGGCATGGCCTTGGAGCCCGGCTCAATGTCCACAATCTTCACGAGCGTGTCGTGCTCGGTGGAGCGCTGCAGATCGCCACGAACAACGCGCTCGTTCGGGATGATCATGTCCGTGAAGGAGGCCTCACGGAGACGGTCCTTGATGTAGGTAAGAGAAGCGGCAGCCGTCTTCGACTGGCCCTCGCGCGTATCAAGCCGCTCAATGAAGCCGGCGTTGATTAGCTCAGCGGAATAGGTTTCCATTGGTAACCTCAGCGTACAAAAGGGTTAAAGATTAGAGGATGCCTTCGGGGCAGTAGTGAACGGCGATGTCCGACGATCCGAAGACGCGGGTGACACGGCCAATCACAAATCCGCCGGCCGTGGCCTTGCCGAGCACGCGACGAACGACGCCCCAGGCTCCGGAAGGACCGTCGTAGTCGAACACGGCTACGGCGGCACCAACGTCGCTCGCCGAGAACTCGTCGACGCAAAGCTTGGTGCGGAACTCAAAGCCCGACGGACCCTGAATAATGTGCGCCCGACGGGTGAGCTGTACGTCATACCGACCGCGCTCGTTGAAGTAAAGGAACGCGGGCACAACGCCCTGCCCGTCCTTCGTTCCCGAAGATGCCATTAAGCCGTTGCCGCCGCGAGTAAGCTTGTCGGCGCCGGTGCGCTCAAGCCACTCACCCTCGACTAGCGGACGCTCGCTGTCGGGGTTGAACGGATTGACGTCATCCGGCTCGCCGGTGGTGCCCGTGGCGTAAGAAAGGTCGCGGACATACAGGCTGCTGTACCCCGGGACGATAATGCTCACATACTGACCAGCCATGGTAGGCTCCTATGCTTTACAGGTTGGGAATTAATCTGCCCCGAGGCAGAGTTCGGTGAGAGGATCAACTGCACCGCGCCCAGGGGCGTCGGCTACCTTCGCAAACCGCACCTCTCCGCCAGCCGCCATGCCAACGGCCTGACGAATGAGGGATAGATCCGAGTACTGCGAAATGTGCGCAACCTTTTCCTCAAAGGACATTTCAGCGTTCAGGCCCTTGGACTCCATCTCATGAGCAAGCTCACGAACGGAATCCTCATGCTGACGCTGCTCAAGGTGAGCGCGAAGCTGCGCGTTCTCGTCCGCAAGGGACGCAACCTTCTCTGCCAGAGAGCGCAGCATTTGCGCGCCTCGCGCAGATACGATTGCGGCCTGTGCAGACCCAATCTTAATTGTATTTGACATTAGGAATCTCCGTGAGGCGGATTCGGGGAAATTGAGCCAGTTGCTGTTTCAGTAGTTTCGCGCCTTTTCAGTAACTCTGCAAGGCGTTGTCTACGGAATCGGTCACTTTTGAAATCTGCACTCTCTGTTACAGCAGATTGTTCCGTTGTAACAGGTTGTTTTACAGCACCGCCGCCAGCGGCGGGGGCATTTGCTGCTTTACGGTGATTGTGCGCTTCGGCTTTTCTACGAGAATACTCGTGTCCAAGAGCCCCACCAATAGATGCCCCAACAACTCTACCAGGGAGACCATGTCGGACGTGCCCAAAGCCCGCTCCAGCGGCGGAACCTAGTAAAGCGGCGCGACCATGCCCATGTTCGGACAAAAGACTCGCAGATACCGGGCCTACGGAGCTGGACACCCCAGGTAGTGTTGCCCCAAGGCCGCCTGCTGCCGCAATTCTAAGAGATCTGCGGCTTAGTAACCCAGGCTTGTCGTCGTCTTTTTGGTGTAGCGGTGCGTACTCTCCGCGCATGCCTTCATAAACCCCGACAGACGCGGCCTTAACGACCTCACCTAGTGAGCCCGACATGGCCGCTTCCGAAAGCACAAGCAGATCGCTTAGAGTGCGCAACGCCGTTATCCTTGCGAAAGTTCGCGCATACGACGCTCGCGCGCCCCATGCTTCATGTCTGTAAGTTTCTTACGCGCGTACAGCGTCCCAGCAGCCACACCGCCTACTCCTAACGCCCCAAGAGCGACATTACGGCCGCACTTAGTTTTTAGAAAGTCACCGATGTGTCCTGCACCACGTTGCACATGGTCTTGGAAATTCATAGCTCAGTACCCCTGTGAGAGTTCGCGCATACGGCGCTCACGAGAGCCCTGCTTCATGTCCTTAAGCTTCTTGCGGGCGTAGAGAGTGCCGGCAGCCACACCACCGACACCAAGGGCCCCAAGAGCGACATTACGTCCTCCCTTAGTCTTCAGGAAATCACCTACGTGACCTGCTCCGCGCTGTGCGTAGCCAGTTGCGGCATCAATGTTCTTTTGCGCTAGCTCAGACTTGATAGGGGTTGAAAATGCTCCTGGGGCAGCGTCGGCGGCCTCCTTCTGGAGACGGGCGGCCAGCTGAACAACAGAGGCCTTCTTCTCGGCCTTCTCATCCTTCTTGGCCTCTTCCTTCTCCTCTTCCTTCTTTGCAGCGGCCATCGCCTTTGCTACTTGTGCAGGAGAAGCGGCGACCTTCATCCCACCCTTAGCCGCAGCTAGGGGGAAGGTACCGGCGGCAGACTCCATGCTCTGTGCGGTGTCGCCTGAGTGTGCAAAAATCTCGCTTAGGCGGCTACGCGACGGCGCGTGCAGCTCGCGGCGCTTGGCAGCAACAATTCTCTCGCTAGAGGAAAGCGGGCCCTGTGCGTGGCCGCCCTCCTGGCCCTTCGGATGCGCGGGCGGGGGCTGCGTAGAGTCCATCTGGCGAGGGGATGCTGCGCCGGACTCGGCAGCAATCTTGGCCATCCGCGCGCCCATCAGCATGTCGTATAGGCTTGCAGCCTTAGTCGGACTGGCAGAGGGGGTCTGCTCAAGCGCATTACGAGACATTGCGCCATCCGGCGCGGTTGTCTGCTTAGGTGAGTCACCAGAAACAAGGCCTTGGGGTGCCAGCTTCGCCTTGCCTGTCTGCGGGGCGACTTTCTGTGTTCCTGACGTCATTGTCTCGGTGACGAGGGGCTGTGCTACTGCCTTCTTCTTGTCGGCCTCTGCCGCTGTCTTGAAGAAGTCACGCACCATTTCAACGCGCGCAGCACCCATGGCTGTACCGTCATCGGCGGTTGCCATGGCTAGATACTCAAGGGCATTGGCAAGCTTCTCAGCCTCAGCCAGCACATCACCACCTGCAATCGGAGCAGAGGCAAGCTTGTCAGTGGCATGAGGATGCCCGGAAGCAACTTTCATACGGGCACGAGCAATTGCGTCATCGATCAGGCTTTGGTAGGACATTTTGGCCTCTGAGGAATATCTGTTTAGTTAGTTAGGAAGCAGCCACTCAAGTATAGGTAACTCTTCCCTCGGAAGGAATAGGTTTACGTACCGGGGACGCTAGTAGATGAGTGCGTCGGACCCGCCACGCTGCCAAATGAAGGCGTTGCTGTCTGAATAGCCGGTGTGGCTTTTGCAGTCCCGGTTCCGGGTATAGGCCCCTTGGAGTGGGTGCCATGTGCGGATGCGCGGCCAGTGCCGCCAGCTACGCCCTTGAGAGCATTACCCGCGGGCCTAGCCGCGCCGGGCAAAGACATGACTTTTGCCGACGTTTTAAATGCAGAGGCACCTACCTGACCAATTTTCTCTATTTCATCAAAGAACGCAGACCATACCTGTGCTTCTGCGGTCTTTTGGTACTCGGAAGGGCTACGGTACTTCGTCTTGGCCGTACGACGACCCTCAGAAGTACCGTAGCCCTGTGGAGTTTTGCCTAAGGCGTGTGCCTGCTGGGTTGCAATCGCAAAAGCCTCTCCTTTGTCCATTTCTGGATTCTTTTGGAGAAGACGCTCAGCGCGATTATGGATCCAAGCAGGCACTATTTACCTCAGACGTCGTAGCCATTCGCGCGGAGGAGGTCGAGGGCCGCCGCGTCAACCGCCTCGTCGAACGTCGGCTCTTGGAGAGCCTCAAGGATCTCCATGGCGCGCTGCTCAACGACGGTGTCGAAGGCCGACTCCTTCTTCATTGCCTTGTGCGCAAGGTAGCCCGCACCACCCACCGCGCCCGCGGTGAGGCCGGCCTTGCCGACGCCACGACCAAGCTGCTTGTACGCATGGGAGCGATGACCCGCGGTCTCCGCTAGCAGCGCGGGGTTCTTACGCAGCGCCTCAGGAAGGTTCTTCTCTCCCTTGTTGATGGCGCGGAGGCTCTTAACGGCGTCGCGGATGTCACGGTAGCCAGTGACGTTCCCGACACTCTTTGCACCTGAGCGGGCCTTGCTCTTGCCCTTCTCGTACATGTCCTTTGCCTCTTCCTTGAGGTCGCTGCCAAGACCACGCATGCCCTGGCCCATGGAGCGCAGGCGGCCCGGGGTCTCGTCCTTTGCGATCTTGTCCATCTCGTCGGCGTAAACGCGGGCCATGTAACGGCCGATGTACTCGGCCTCAGCGAGCTTGGCAGACGCCTCCTTGACGGCGGCCTCGGCAAGCAGATCCTCGGCAGAAGCGGACTTCTCAGCCTCCTCCCCGCCGTTGGCCCAGAACTCGTAAAGCTCCTCGGCCTGGTCCTCGGTCAGCTCCGAGAGATCGATGCCCTCGGCAGCGGCTGCCTCGGCGAAAAGACGTGCAGATGCGGCCTTCTCCAGGTCTTCCTGGGTGACGCCGGCCTCAACTAGTGAATCGAAGATTGACATGATGGAATTACTCCTGTTGGGATTGTTTGGCCTCATCGGGGTTCTCCCCCTCAGCCGAGGTTTTAACCTACTGGAATATTCTGCCAGTAGGCAAGGTGGAAAAGAAGTGAAGAAAGTTCTGCTGATGCGTCTGCTAACTTGACCTCTTGTCCGAGGTCAAAGATATCCGATGCTTCTGGTAGTTGTAAATGCCGCAAAGACGGCCGAGAAAAAAGTAATCCGCCGCGGTAATCATTATACGCGTGAGAAATCTTATCTAGCACTGGATCAGAGTGCTCAAACGCATCGCTGCGCTGGGCAGGCAGTACGCGTGTAATACGAATTCGTACCGCCGCCGGCGCAAAAGATCGTTGCGCTAGTAGATTACCAAGTACTTGCCGCAAAATATCCATCGTTAAAGAACTTGGCCGAGGTTCTGTCGAGAACTCAGGCATCTGTTCCATATCTATTGGAGAACGACGAAACACAATTCCACCGCCTCGGTAGCCCTCAGCGGCGTCTGGATTTTGCCGACAGAGTGCCATGTACTGAAACTCTTCGGGGCGAAGAACAATTCCCAGGTGTGCTAGTCCACGAAGTGACTCATCTGGGCGATCTGCTAGGTCGCGCAGAAGTGGAGTCGTAAGCTGCGGCATACGCGACTCGTGATCGCGCAGAATAGAAATCTGCGACGCGGAGGGCGCAGGGATGTTCTTAAGCATCTCTGCCCATTTACTGAGGGCGGCAGTCTTGGTCTCCGCACCAAAACCCTCTACGCCGTCAATCCGCGACTTAAGGTATGAAAAATGGTCAAGCGGCTGCCCATAAGTGGACTGGAAGTTCTCATCAACTTCCTTTGCCACATCCCCAGCACCCTTAGAGCGGGCCTTTCGTGCATATGCCACCGCAGCAGCGCGCTCAATTTTATTGGACTGCGGGATGCCATCAAGGATCTGCGTCAGCCGATCTTCTACCTTGGTGCCTTCTCCGCGCTCAACAATCTTCCGCATTGCTTCGCGCATTGTGCTTACGTCTTCTTGCTGCTGTGTGGGCACAATAGACGCAACTTTGACGCCGGCAGGCTGAAACGGGTAGATTTTTTGTGAGTACTTATTTGGCCCGCGTACCCGGTCGTTAACCAAGGACATGACCTTGGCAGACCGCTCTGCGCCAACAAATACAAAAGAGTCGTCAAAGAAGCGGGGATGGTGGTTGTATACCCCGCACTTCCTTCCGTCTGGCAGGATCTTGTTCATACCAAACAACGGATCCTGATTATTTACGTGCTTACAGTATTCAGCAGGATTGCGTGCTTTGTTGCCGCAAATAGAGCACTCATCAAACGGGACTTTTGCACCCATCGATGAGTCTGGAAATTCTCCGTGCTCAATCCGCTCATAAATGTCGAGGGCATTTAGGCTCTCGCACATGTCGCGAACAAGCTCGGAAACCAAAACCACGCGGTGCATTCTATGGTCGTAGAATGCACCTAAAATAAAGCCGTACGCTTTAGCGGGGTCTTTATTGATATGGTGACGGAATCGGTGTGCGTTGTAAAAAGTAGGGTATCCCCACGCCTGATCACCCCAGCCGGGCACGCCCTCTGTCGTATTTGCGGCACGACGACGCGCGTCAATATCCCAAACCGGAATTTTGTCCCAGCCGGGTGGGGTATGAAGAAGACCGCGCTCCGTGAACCAGTCACCGCGCAGATTGAAGCCAACAAACTCACCTGCCCCAATTGCGGAGTTTACTAGGTAGAGCCGCCCTGGCTGCGGGGCCAGGGACTCCACCAACTCGCGAACCTGCGGGAGGTGTTCGTGGGATGCCGTCTTAGAAAGGTCTCCTGTTTCTGACAAACCGTAGCCCGTACCCGGCTCAATACGATGAATGAGCGGGCGACCTTCACCGTTGGTACCGCGGAATAGGGAGACCTTTTCCAAGACTGCGTCTCCTACTTCTTCTTGCGCGTCGTCATGGGTAGGCTGGTGCGCACGCCAAAAGCGGCAGTAGTCGTCGGGCTACGCATCAACCGAGCAATATCACTGCCGGTCCTACGTTCCATGTTGTCTGCGCGAGCCTCCGCCGCATTGAGCTTGTTCTGCATCTCTTGAAGCTTCTGCGTAAGCTCGCCCATTCCCTGTGCGTGCTGTGCCGCCAGATTGGCACTCGCGGCGTCTCTATTTTCTTTTCGGATCTCTGTATTCGTCTTCTCTTCGCCCTTGTGCGTCTCAAGCAGGCGAGAACGCTCGTACTTAAGAGTTTCCATGTCGTGCATGTTCTTGCGGGCACGCTGATCGCGCATGTACTCAGAGCCCGCCTGCACACCTGCACGGTTCGCGTCAAGCAGAACATCGCGTACGGCATCACGACGCTTCCCAAGCTCTCCCGTAAGAGACGTCAGCGTACGTGCGGTCTCTAGCTCGACGGTGGGCAGCGAGTGCGGGTCACTCGGGTTTCTACGCTCAAACTGACGCACTAAATACGTGCTTGCCGTAAGCGGATCCTTCGCAACCTCGGGGCTAAGGCGGCGGAGCGACTGGTAGACTAAACGAACCTGTTCTTTCGGGTAGTTAGAGAGTTCCGGGCGTACCTTTAGGGTTGCCTGCAGATCCTTCTCAAAGGTCATGGAGTCGTACGCGGACTGAATTCCGTGAGACATACCCATGACAGCTAATCCGCCGACCGCAGACGCCGCTGCGGTACCCATCCCAACACGAAACGCGTCGCCAAACGAGGCATTCTTCTGGAGGTATGCGCTAAATGCCTCTAGTTGCCCCACCTCAGTTTCGTCTAAGTGGCCCTGCGCACGCGCGACGTAAACTTCGTCAAGGATCTGTCTGTGCATAGGAGAGTTCTCCGCGGAAGCAAATTTAAATTGATTAGGGCCTAGGTCGGCTACGGTCCCCAAAGGCCCCACTTGTTTCTTTACTAAGGCTGCCTGAAAGTGAGGGCGCATGCCTTTTCTAAAACCGGAGGCTGCAAATGGTAAGCCAGCGTCAATACCGGCCCCAACAGTAGTCCCTACGGCCAGCGGTAACAGAATATTAGGAGGCAAGGCCGTCTCTTATCTTGAGGGCTGCTGTGCGGATATCCGCCCGAAGCTCATCAAGTGCAATAGAAAGGCTTAGTACGTCTTCTTGTGCGGAAGCCACTTTTGCAAAATGCCGCGCCAGCGGGTGCTGCAAGTTGGGCGCGGCAACACTTGCGGTCTTCTCACGGGTGCGCACATCAAACCCGTGGGACTGTAACGTCTCTGCAAGCTCGCACACAATGTCGTGCGCAATCTTTGTAGATACGTTGTTTGCTTCTGCGGTGTGGTAGCAAAGTCCAAGAACATCGTCTACCGCTGCCCCGTCCTTGCAGGACTGCACTGCCTGTGCAAACAGATGAGCAGACGCGGTTTTTGCCGCCTGATCCGCAGAGTCTCTGTCTAGCGCCACTTTTGTGGCTGCATCACGAAGAGACTGGTAGATACGCGATACATCCCCTAGAGGATTGTGCCAGCGGTCGTGGCTTGCGACTTTTGCCACATCGGCAGACAGGACAGTCGCAAGGTACGGATTTACTGGCTGGTACTTTTCACGGGCGGGAGTACCCGCCACCGCACTTGCCGCCTTAAGGAATTCTACGGGCTGGAGCATGCGCCGGCCTTCCGGTGCGGATGCCTTTTTCTCGACGGCCATAGCGTTAAGCTCCTTTGCGCACTGTACAGCATCGGGCGGATCGAAAGAAATATACCGATCCATGCTTCCGCGCTTTTGATGAAACGAACGCTCGAATGCTTCGTGGTAGGTCATCTCGCAAATACGCCTAACATGCTCTTCCGTTAGGGGCAGGCGACTGGCGGACGCCTGTTTAACAACGGCAGATGTAAGGTTCGTGCCGGCCGCAAGGAAATCCCCTGCGGCCTGCCGCGCAATACTCATTAGATTATCGGCCGTGATTACAGTAGGCATGCGTCTTAAACCCGTATCAAGGTTACCAGCATTTTGCAGAGCGGAGAAGAAGAAAGGATGTCCACGGACTTACTGACTTACGCAGAGGCGGGTCGCCACATCGGACTAACAGAGCGATCTATCCGAAACTACATACGCCGGGGATTCTTGTCCTCAAAGACTAAGCCAGGTTGCCGCACCAAGTATGTATCAGCCGCTGAGGTAGAAGAACTACGCGCACTAAGAAGCGAACAAGAAGGCAGGCCAGTTTCTCGGCAGGAAATTCTTTTATTATCTGCCAAGATAGCAAAACTAGAATACGCGGTACAGACGCTTCTTACGCTGCTCGATGCAAAGACGGTTCCTTTGGGTATTTCAGCGGAGTACGGAAAGCAACTATACCAGACCGCCGTAGAACAACTACGCAGAACGGGCTGGACACTAGAAGAGCTTGAGCCGTGGGTTGAGGTGTTCCTGCGGATCGATGAGAATGACTTTGCCGTGTTGCGCGAGTGCGCGAATACACGGACACCCTGGGTTCCATTTATACGTCTTTGTGTTGCCATGACCGATAGTGTCGTAGCAGACCCGGCCTACGCTACATCTTTGGCTCTACAAAATACACACAGACAATTAGCGGAGGCACGTAGGCGTATGCGCGCAGCGGCTATTATTTTTGAGGGGCAGCAGGGGACGCCCCTTTCTCTTCTGTCGGACACGCCTAGCGTGTCCGTCGTAGATGCGCTGGATTCCGTTTTAGGAATAAAAAAATAAAACAATTTACTGCCATAATTATTTGTGACTGCAAACGTAGCAGCCACATAACCCATGGGAGTAGATCAAATGGCCATTGCAGCCAAGACTGATGCCGTTGCACCTGACATTGCCGAGCTGGGCGCCGAGCTGTCCCGCACCAACAATCGCCTTCAGGCCATGGAGGCCGCGTTGGCGGGCTTCGCAAATGACCGGAATGCCATCGCGGCAGCCGCAGACGGCTGGATCACGAAGCGCGACGTCATGTTCGCCGGTGGCGGTGCCGTCGCGGGCGGCGGCGTTGCCTACCTCGGCAGCACTCAGGGCTGGTGGGAACTCAACCCGCTCAACGTCGGCATCGGCGTTGTCGGCGGCGCAGGCATCGGCTTTGCGGCCGGCCGCCTTCTCCAGCGCGAGTAGGTAGCAGGTTTTGAAGGCGGCAGGCCCACATCGGGAGATGTGGGTTTGCCTTTTTAGCTGTTTAATCCATAGATAGTCGATCTACGGCTGCACTGGGCACAAACACGTCTTCCCGCGGAAAATCAAGCATCGAAGCAAGAAAGCAGAAAAGTATAGAGTGAAAGGAGTCGTCCGTTGTGTTCGGGGACTTCTTGTACTCTGTCATTCTTGTGCGCTCGTTGTACTCAGAAAAGATTGCGAGACAGTCGCTACCAAATGGGGATGAAAAATCATTCCATTTCGGAAACTTAAAGACCGTCTTTCGCTTTATTGCCGCGAACAACGAACTCATGACCTCTGACTTGTGGATAAGGTACCGCCCGAGATTACCGTCGTACTTCATGTAGATGGACGGGGCAGAGTACTGGTACCGCATGATGCGCCCCGACCCGAACTTCTTCAGAAGCTCGCCGTTAGGCCAGAAGCCTCCGCCGTAGTCTACGCCTACGCGTGCAACGTTGAATCCCTCAATAATCTTAACAATTTTCTTTAGCTGCTCGCCTGGCTCGCTTTCTGCGCCAGTAAAACGGTGCATGAAGAAAATCTGAAAGCGCCCATCTAGATACGCACCGAGAGACACGACTGTATAAGAATTTGTAGAGTCCTGTCCCCAGTCAATTCCCATGTAGATACGCGAAGAGCCTAGACGCTGTCGGATCTTAGCAACGGACTCAGGATCAAGAGACACGTTAGGGTCGCAGTTATCTAGCAGATCCTGCTTTGTTAGCGGACGCTGGCCCGAGTCAAAGCTGCGACCCAGAACCTCGTTGTAGAATTTAGCGCGAGGATACTGGTTGTACTTTGCCAAGAGGTCGCGCCACGGCAGCCACGGAACCATCAGCTGTGGAATTCTAAAACCTTCAAAAGCGTCAAACTTAGGATCGGGATTTCCCGTACGAACCCACTGCGCCGCAGGGTGGTTGGGAATAATCTGTTCCCCGCATTTATCGCAGACGAGGCTGTTTGCCCCAATGTTGTCCTCTCCCAAGATATTCCAGTGCCATGACCCTGGATTTGTGGGAGTTCCGTGTCGCTCACAGGGTACCGCCCACTCATTCTGCGTAGAGTAGTTACTCCAGTAGAATTCAATAGGATTGTCTAGCGATTTGGGGGTACCTGAGTAGGAAAACCACTTGAAAGGGGAGTGCGAGGCACACTCCTCGATAACGGACACGTTCTCGAGCAGGATGTCCTGAAACTCGTCAATGAAGATTGCGTCCGTCGGAATACCACGAACACGGTCTGCGCTTAGAAACGCGTATCGCAGAATGATTTGGCTACGATTGAGGGCCTTTTTCTCATACACGTTGTCGGTAAGCATCCCAGGAAACCACGCTTTTAGCACAGGCGATGTTTCCATTGGCTCTTTTAGTCGGTCTTTCGAGAACACTTTTGTCTGCGTACTTGACGGAGAGACGTAAAGAACCTTGAAGTGCGGAATTAGGCAGCTGTACGTTAACGACAGGTTCCCAAGCATGGTCGATTTCTCAACCTGCCGTGCGCAAACAAGTAAGCGCCTTTTACTTGGGGTATCGTAGATCTTCCGAAGGTAAGGGCGTTCGGCAAAGTCAAACGCCTCTAGTTTTCTTGTATGCGGGTCTGGCATCAAGATGGCTTGCTCAACAAACTGACTAGGCGACAGCGAGAAAGAGGTACCGATCTCCTCCTCAAATGCAGCGGTCTCCCAGTCATCAATCTCGCGGACAGGTGGCTCGTAGTCCCACGCGTTGTGGGTTTCGTCGTCCATTTCTGCGAAAAAATCTCTATGCGATGTGGTCATAAGTAAATGCTATCCGCGTTTGGGTAGTATTTCCACCACACAGGAGGCCACATGGCCAATTTGGCAGTGCTCGCCGGAAGGGAGATCCGGGAGAGCAGGGAAGGTGTTCGTAACGGCATTCGGTACGAACATGCTTGGATGATCATTGACCGCTTGCTTGTGCCGGGCAAGCAGGGTTTCGACAACGTCACCGAAAGCAGCGGGGCGCTTCGTAGCGTTCCAAAGCTGCTTTTGGCGCTGGAAGAGGCAGCGACGGCGCGGCCAATTGGCGCCGTCATCGAAACCGGGTACACCATGCCCGGAAAGCTCTACGTCCCCCAGTTTGGGGAGGCTTTCTCCGGACTGGTCCACGGGCACGTAGCACTGTTCAGGACTGAGAAGGACAAGTCGAACGATCGTCCGCCCGAGATTGTTCGCTTCCTTACAGTCAGCAACCCCGCCACGGGAAAGCTGACGCACATCCGCGTCACGCCCAAGGAGGGGGACAACCGGTTCCCTACGGCTCCTGACGAAATTCAGAGCATGGTACGGGCAGCCTACCTGCAGACCGTAGCGGAATTTCCGCTCTGGCAGGAAGTGACAGTGGGCCCCAAGGGCCCGAACTTCATGGGGATCACCCATGTAGGCCAGACCCGAGAGGGACCAAACATCCCGGAAAAGGCATCTTCGGGCCTGACGGCCCGGATGTTGGCGGATAGTCTCTTTGGGATGTTCGACAACGGATAGTAAATGCTGAAGAGTCTCACCTGGGTCAAATCATTCGCAGAAAGCACTAACCGCGCTTTGCTAGAAGGATTGCTCGGGTGGGACTTACAGCCGGATGACGCGGACCCCCTCAAATGGGGTCTGCTTATCCGCTTCAAGCAACCGATCAAGGCGGAGGAGGCTCGCGTTGTGCGCGACCTCCTCCGCCAATGGGCCGAGGTTAACAACGCCTCGTATCGAAAATCAAAATGGCAGGGTTTTGATTTTACGGCCCTAATCTACGTAAAAGGACTGGGACCAGTCATGGATAACAATCCTTTTGTGGAGGGAGAACGTGAACACATACTGCGGACTCGATGAGGTCGGGACCGGCTGCCTTGCCGGGCCTATTATTGCCGTTGCCGTTCAGATGGACATGGTTCTAGACGCGTGGCCTATGCCCGAGGTCAAGGACTCCAAGAAAACGACAGCAGCGCAGCGCGCACGAAACGTAGAGAGCATCCTGCGTTTCATCCACGACCAAGGCGGTGTAGTAGGCGTGGGCGAGTCAACCGTAGAAGAAATCAATCAGCTGGGGCACATGCCCGCCTTGCAGCTTGCGTACAAGCGCGCCGTGCGAGAAGCCACACTATTTCAACGCCCAAAATTGCTAATTGTTGACGGTGATTTTGGCGTTGATGGATACCCAGGGCCGCAACGCATCATGCCAAAGGCCGACGCAAACAACTTTTTATGCGCGGCGGCATCGATCATTGCAAAGGTCTACCGAGATCTAGATATGGACACACTTGCAACGCAGTACCCCGCGTACAAGTGGGAAAGCAATAGAGGCTACGGCACTAAGGAACACGTAGAAGCCCTACACGCGTATGGATTGTCCCCCCTTCACAGAGAGAAGGCAGCCCATACTGCCCTACGAAAGGTAGCCTAGGCAGGCTGTGCGATAGGCACCTTTGCGGGCGACACCGCAGCCGTAGAAGCTTTTGGTGCTTGCGTAGCTGCGACGTTGAACGTCGGCTTAGTAGAAGGGGGTAGCGGCGACATCGCCGCTACCTTTTTTAGCTCATCGCCAAAAGCGCGAAGAACTGCCACTGAAATCACAGGATGCGCTCCCACGTGAGCAGCACCTCAAGGTTGTTAGTGCCGGTATTGGGTACAAGCTCAATCCAGCGACTATCGCGCGTAGTAAGATCGAGGGTATTTGAAATTGACATTAGAAGATTTGCGGCACCAACGCCATTTGTCAGCGTAATGGTCCCAACGGCTGACGGAGGATGCGCCTTTGCGGAGTCGCAATAAATAGCCCAGCCAACCGTTGCTGCGGTGCCCGAAAGTAGCTTTAGCGACAGGTTGCTTAGGCGCGCGCGCACAGGGACATTGTCCGTGTCGGGCATTAGCGAGTACGTATACGTCGCATTTACAGCACCCGTAGGAATTTTTCCAAAGGGCCACTTCACTGTGAAATTGCCGGTAGCGTAGTCAATTACGCCAACCTGATTTCCAGTCTCTGCATTGACCAAGAATCCAAACCCATCGTCCTTAACAGTAAACCCGACACCACCCGGATCAGAGATTGAGAACGAGTCTGGGATCACGTAGGTGTACGAGACCGTTCCACCGAGGGAGCCAGTAGACTGGTCGGGGGTGCCCGCGGCCTCAGAAGGCACCGCAACGCGGAGAGAACATACTCGGACAGTGGCCCCACCAGTGCCCACGCCCGTAGCCAGTCCGTACGCTGTTCCCGCAGGACCATCGGTCGTGTCAATAATGTCACGCCCCATTCCGTCTTCGTAGAACACCGTCCAGAAGTTCGAGGCGTTCATCCATAGAACGTAGACATCCGCAATGTCGAGACCCTGCGCGTTCATCCAGCGCGTCATCTCGATTTCGGTGCGGAAAGAGGTAGAGCGGATCATGGGTTACTCCTTGATCTCCGGCGAATTTAGGACTTCGTCAAGGAGATTGAGAAAAGCGGTCGTGACGTAGTCTACACGAACAGTGGGACGCGCGAGAATACCCTTTGCGAGAAGGGCATAGCTATTCAGTTCGGCAACGTGGTCGAGCTTGAAGTCGGTTGTCCCGCCAAAGTGTCCCTCTACAGTTTCGGCAAGAAGAGCCGGAAAGAACTTTGGGAAACGCGGCATGAAGAACTGAAAGATGATGTCATCTCCCTGCCGGACAATCTGAGCGTTAATCCTCTTGCCCTTGAACTCTGCGCGCTCGGGCGTGTGGATCGCAATCTCAGGCATAGCCTTGATGGCGCGGTTGAACTGCTCCAACATCTTTACTGTCTGTGCGTCGACCATCACTTCTCCCGTGAGATTTGAACTTCAGTACGAGACCGAGAACTAATTGATCCCTGCGGGGCTAGTTGGGTAATTGCAGGGGGTTTAGTCGTATCGGTAATAACCTTGAATTTCTCAAACCGCTTCAAGGTGTCCTGAAGTGCCTGGTCGCTGGAAGAAATGCGCTCATCAAGGCGGGCAAGGCTTCGTGTTAGGGCGGAAAGCATCGCTACCTTCTTGTCAGAAACCGGCAGGGTCTTTACCTCACGGAACGTGAAGTAGAGTTCCTGTTGCAGCTCGGCAAGAATCTTTTTGTTGTCTAGCTCGATGGAGATCCCTGCCTTGTATTTGGCAAGGTCTGGGCCACCAAGCAGGGAAGACTTTAGCGGAGACTTACGTCCCTGAGTCCGCAGTGAGCCGTCGTCAGGGTCTGCGTCGGCGCGGAAATACTCCGCCCAGTCCGCAAGACCCATGATTTCCGTGTTCCAAAAGTAGTGGCGGT